ATTATTTATACTCCTCTGTCAGTGATATGTACGGAACCATCTTCGGTTCCTTTGCCTGTGACTTTACAGCAGGACGTTCTTCCAGCGTAGGCCAGCAAGCAAAACGATAGGCACAGAAGATGCAGTTCTCATTCAAGACTGTGTTGCCTGTAGGCTTGCCCCTGAATGTTTCAGGAACAGCATCAAAGCAACGCTCAAATTTATTGTCCTTAATCGTCTGTGCGGTCTGCTTGATATGGTTTATCTCCTTGTCAATGTCAAGACCTGTGGCTGGCACATATTTGAATTGACCATTGGCTTTGTTGACTACCCACCAACCACCAGCACGTTTACCTGATGCCTTGGCATAGCCAGCAAGTTGCCCTACATAGCCAAAGGAATCATGTGCTGCTAGTTTATCAAATGATTCAAACTTGTTTTGATACGACCAATTAGATGCGGACTTAACATCATCAACAGCACCATCAATAACAATATCATATGTGCCATTGATGGATGTGTCGTCATCAACTTTAAGTGTAACTTGTTCAGCATCTTCATACTCTACCCCTGCTTCTGTTAGCAATCCCTTGAAGACAGCCTCAACGATGTCTCCAAGCATCATATTCATTACGAATGTAGTTGGCAAGGGCAACGCTTTCTCTGGCTGATTCTTCTCAAACCAGAGTTGGCAAGTTGGCTTTCCTATGTTGGACATACGAAGACGAAACTCACCACGCTTATTGCCCCCACCAAACTGGCGTTGTACTGCATCCATTACATCTTGACCTATCTGCTTGATGGTGTCATCCGACATTGTGGACTTACCATTAGCAGCGTTCTCCATGTATTGATGCAACGCCAGTTCAGCAGGATGGTTCATTATGCTACTTCCACTTCCTCGTCAAAGTCAATGATGCCATCTACAATAGCCTCATCGTCATCATCATCATGCGAGTTAGCCTTGTCAGCCCAAGCATTAATGATGTACTCGTTGTAGTTTTGCACCCACTGCATGAAGTCAGCGAACATAGTCTGTTCTGTCTCTGTCAGTTCCAGTGTGCTGGACACATCAAGAGATACTACAGGCAGGTAGAACACTGCACCAGTAGGAATCTTACGCTCCTCTGTGTTGGCAGTGATGACATGCTGCACAGGCAGACGCTTCATCTTTGCGAGTTTGGTAAATGCGGTGCCTACATTCTTGAAGGCATCACGATTATCAATCTCCCAGATGAAGGGCATCTCATCTACATCCACAGTGTTGCCGCTTGCATCAGTTGCATTGACCAGTTCAACTGTGCCAAGCACTACACGCACTCGCTTAATCTGCTTGATGAGTTCCTGTGTCTTCTCTGGCAGCGACTTGAAGTCCTGAATGTAGCCAGCAGGTTTACCACAGTTAAACCCACCATCATTATCCTTCAAGTCAACATTCAGATTGTCAGCCATGACAGTCTTGACATAGCGGTTAGGGCTGTCACCCATGCCACGCACAAAACGCTTATACATGAACCGTTGCAGGAATGGACGAATCTTCACGGACTCCGCATAGTAGGTTGGCCCATCTGGTACTTCCAGTTTGTATGTTCCACCACTTACAACTTCCATGTTCACCTTCTTGCCATTCACATCTGCTTCACCCATAACAGGTGAGTGATTGATGCGAAGACGAGCGAGAGTGCTTGTTTGCTTACGCTCACTTGCACCTTCGTTGGCAATGCCCATTGCTTTAGCCATTGCTGCATAGTTATTTGTATCAATAGTTGTCAGTTCCATAATTTATACTCCTTCTTTTGAGTTGTGAAAGTCTATAGTTATATCATGACACATCTTTAGTGTCAAGCCAGTTGGGGCCAATTTTTGCCTCTAGTTCCAAGGGAACATTGAATACCAATCCCCAACGTAAGGTAATCAAGTCAGGCAATACCTTGTTAGTCTCTTGTATTATTTCGATACATCTCCTTTCTTCGTCTGGGTGAACATCAATAACGATTGAATCGTGTACAGTATTTACCACACATGAATGCATACCGTCAAGTAGTTTTTCAATGTGTAGTAGTGTTATCGGTACAATGTCTGCAGTAGCAAACGATTGTACAGGATAATTCTTTATCTGTGTAAAGTGAGATACCCTACCATTAGCTTTACGTACCACATCTGGAAATGAAAACTCACGTCCTGATGGTGTTCTTATCTTCTGCGTTGAGATAGCTTCTTTAGCCAACTTGGAGTGCCAAGAGGCAACGCCTGTGTACTTCTCATTGAAGTGTTCATAGTATGCTGCTTCTGCTTTCGTTCTTCCAAAGCCTGACGCTCCATATAACGGCGCGAATGTATGCGCCTTCGCATCCTGTCTGCTCGTAGGCTGACCAGCATTGGTAATAACTTCAGCGGTGTATGCATGTACATCAAATCCAGTAGATACTTCTTCAATTGCAACTCCATCCTGTGATAAAAACGCTGCTGCCCTAAACTCCAGCTGGGCAAAGTCAGCTTCCATAATTTTGCCACCTTCAAAGCGAGACACAAACACTTTCTTTACAGGAAAGGTTTGTCCACGTGGCATATTCTGCATGTTAGGGTCAGCACTGGATAATCGTCCAGTTGCTGCTCTATGCTGTAGTAAACGAACATGTAACTTACCATCAGTTTTTGTGTGCAGGTCAATGCCTTCGACAAAAGATGACAGGTATACGTCAACGGCTGATAGCCGCCGCACCTTTGACAAGAAGTCTACAGCGTCTGTCATACCCTTGGACTTTGCGACTGACTCTAGTATCTCAAGGTTGCCTTTGCTTGTCGTGAAGCCATTCGCACTAGCCCACTTTGCCGTAGGTGGACGAAACTTTAGCCCCGCCACAACCATAGTATCAGACAAAGTATAACCAGCCCCATCACAATCCTTACATCTGTTTGTGTTAGCAAAAGGTGTTCCATCTTTCTTTACCTTTCTTACCTGCCCAGTTCCATTACACACATCACATTGCTTTGCTTTCGTTTTGTATAGGCGTTTAGTACCACCTGCAATCAGGCTACGAAAGTCAGCTTCAACCATGTATGGGTCAATAGCATTTCCCCAATAGGTCTTGTCCATAACTTTGCGGCTATAGATAACCCAAGACAATTGCTCTGGACTATTTAGATTAATAGGGGTGTCTCCCATCAGTCTACGTACATGTTGCTGTAAGTCGTTTTGCAACTGTTGTTTCTCTGTTTCAAATTCCTGACGCACTTCATCTAACTTGCTACGGTCAACGCTGAAGCCACGCTGATATATACGAGCAAGACACACAGCCACCTGATTAGTCAGGTCAACCGTACCCATCAGGCCGCTGTCTGCTTGTGTATTCAGGCGATACATCAGCTTGTCTGCCAGTTGCTGTGTAGCGTGAAGGTCAGCAGAGAGATACTCTGACAACTCATCGTGAGGAATATCACGAGTGCTGTAACCCTGTTTGAAGTATTCTTTCAGTGTGTCCTGCTTCTTCGTGTCTAACTCGTAGCGTTCAGCACATGCTTCTAGTGACAGTGGTTCTTTCTGTCCGCGCTGTAGCACATACTCAGCAAGCATCGTGTCAAAGACAGGCCCATCATACTTGAACCCAGACTCCCACAGCCACAGCAAATCGTGCGCCGCATTGTGCATGATTAGTACCGTAGCCTTGTCCAGCCATTCCTGTACAGCTTTATGCCCATAGTCGTCCGCATCAACCTCACTGTGGTCAAAGGTCATGTGACGCTCTACGCCTTGGTCACTTAGCACACCCACCATAACCAATGTGTTCTCTGGTTCAAATGGGTCAAGGTGCAACTTGCCACCACGTTTGGTGACAGTGTTCTCTACATCAAGTGTTAGCTTCATCCTTCATACCTCGCTGTCAGATAGTTCAACTCACAGTTCACCATGCCATGCCAGCCATTGAGTTTGTTCTTCACAATGTTGATGTGGCGCAGTGGGCTTTCTTCTTCCTGTCCTTCCACAGACGGTGACTTACCTATCAATATCATCAGGTCAGCCTCTGCCGCCTTACCTGTGCGGCTACCCTGCATCATGCTCTGGTTCAACTGCGCACGACCTTCTGCTTCTGCAGACAACTGTGACATGTAGAATACAGCACAGTCATATGTCTTGGCAATCTGTCTAGCATAAATAGCACAGGCGGCTAGTGCTTGGTCTTCCCTTGCATACGAACCTGATACACTGAACTTATCACCCATGTCAAGCACAAGAACGTCAGGTTTGTATGACTTGCACACAGATTCAACCCATGCCATGTCACGCCCACCTGCTTCCTTAATCTTGATGTTATCCATCACGGGTTTGTATAGGGCATGTGCCTTGCTCATGTTGTCACGAACCTCACGAGCAGACATACCAGCCGCCGCTGTCAGGTATCGTGCGCCAACACGATGAGTAGGCTCTTCGTTACACAGGATGATGCACTTCGCACCCTGATGTGCAAATCCATTTGGACCTGCAATCAATGAGGCGTGGAAGGATGTCTTACCTGTGTTGGGTCTAGCACCTACCTCAATCAACTGTCCACCTGATACGCCTTCAACCTTACGTGCTACACTAGGAATATTAAATGTCCATCGTGCTTCAAGTTCAGCCTTCGCCATAAGTGTTTCAATACTGATGTCATCCCACTCAATATTTAGATTAGGGATGAAGTCATCTCCGTAGCGTTCAAGTAGATTACGTAGAGCCTCAAGGCTGGCTGCATCACCATTCACCATATCAAAGCCGATGTTAGCTACATCTTCGCCAACTACTTGTTGAAATAGTTTGGACAATACTTCCTGTGCTACGTCACCACCCATAGGCTCTTCTCTTTTAATCTGAGAGAACAAACTAGCGTATGCTTGTTTCTGAGCAGTAGTTAGTGTCGGGTTATCTGACATGAACAATGCTTCTATTTCATCTGGCGTAACGCTACGCTCGTATCTGTCCATAGCAGTATCAATAGACTGCTTAATCTTCCTTACGTCCTTACTAAATAAACGTGTTGGACATTTAGAACCACGATGCTCATCGTAGAATGATTTGTCCATTAAACTTCTAATGATTGATAATTCCATTCAGCTTCTCCATATCTGTCGGGTTACGATATTTCAAATCGTCTGTCAAACGAAGGACACGAACATCGTTTACATGTCCTCTTAGTTCCTTTGCCATCTGCAAAGTCTTAGGTAGAGCATCGGGGTCAAGTGCTACAATGGCTGTTGAGAACTGCGAGAGATACCTTTTATGCGACTCTTGCAATGATGTGCCTAGAAGCGCAACCCCGACAAAGGTGCCGTAACCAACAACGGCTGCACTCAAGCAGTCCTCAACAACAACTGCGACTTTACCACACCCTGATGTGTATGGCAAGCCACTTTTTCCATATCTTCTCCATTTAGGTAGACGCTTTCCTAATGCACGACCAGTAGCGTCCACAATTCTGCCATCATGTACAATTGGAAATACCATACGATGTTCTTTCACATCATACATAAGTCCAAGTTCATCTGCATCCAATCCATACAACTCCATAGCAATCTCTGCTACCTCTGAATTGTAAGGCACGATGTAGTCAGGCAGTGAGAAGTTATCCTGCTTAGCAAACTCATCAGCACCAGTAAAGCCAATACGAATATCATCTACACTGATACGCACACGAGTGCCACCCTTTAATCCACATGAAGCACGGAAACAATTCCACACAAGTGAACCCATATTATTCGTGATTGTGAATGTACGCTCACCACAATTAGGGCATGTGGTACGTTTAGTCATACCTACAGGTACATCCATATCACTTACAATGTTATATATATTATCCATGTATATATCACTTTCCTTGTCGGCAGTTAAGTGCTTTTACCATGAGATTTACGTGCTGTCAATGCACTATTTGCACTGGCATATGTATTTTTCATGTAAGGTTTCACTGACTGCGGGTTACTGTGTCCTGTTACCGACATGATTTGTCCCATAGGAACACCTGCTTCAATCATTTGAGTGGTACCAGTACGCCTTAAGTCCATTAGTCTTAACTCTTCTGGCAGACCAGCCTCTCTCATAACGGCCCTTCCAGCCTTGCTGAGCCGCTCTAAGCTATACGGGTGGTACTTACCCCCTACGGGCAGCACACGGGGTGCTACGAAAGGCTGAAAGCCGAAGTCTGCTTCTTGTTGTGTGAGCATAGCAAGTAAATCGTCTTCGATAGGTAGTGTTACCTCTGCCCTGCGTTTAGATTGTTCAAGATACAACTTATGCTCCTCCAAATCAATGTTATCCCACGTCAATAGACGCATGTCGCCTAGTCTCTGACACCATTCATACGCCATGTGTACAATTAGCCCAATGCTACGCCACTGAAATTCACCATAAGCAGTGTCAAGAAAATGACGCACATTATCCTCTGTCCATACAACCTTGCGTTGTGCAGGTGTCTTGCGCCTGACACTGGCAAAGGGATTGACAGTAGCATACTCCATGTCAATAGCGTAACGATACACGATTGATGACACAGTGCAGATGTGGTTGGCGAAGCTGATGCCACGCTCAACCCACTCCTCATAAGCATGTTTAGCTTGCTTGCTAGTTAGCTTGTCAAAGTCCACATCTCCAAAACTGTCACACATTACACCAAGAAAGTATTGATAGTCTTTCTTAGTTCTGTCTCGTAACATCTTGAAATCATTAGATGTATAGTACTTGTCAACTAGTTGCTGGACTGTCTTCATCTATAACAACTCCTATCCTATCTGTGTCTGTATATACTTTACCATTGTATAATGCAACTACATGTACATTAAGTTCTTTCTGTCGGGCTGTAGTGGAAGTGGTACCCAATCTACGACTTCCGTCTTCTCTAGTATGTATAGTTGGTGTTTTACTATCGTACAGAGTAAACTCGTTTGTGTCATTGTTCAGTACAATAAAATCTATTGGGCCAGTACACGCCACATTTTTGAAGACTTCAAAACCTTGGTTTAGGAAGTGGTGACACAACTCCAGTTCTGTTATGTCACCACGCCTGTTGTCTGATATGTGTATCATGCCGCTAGCAGTTCCTTGAACTGTCTGCTATCAACCCAGCGTGATACCTTCTGCTCACGCTCCCACATGTTCACTGCGTTGGTATCCTTACCAGTCTTAGCCAACTTAAAGCCATTACGCTCATCAGCATAGCTGGCATAGTTTGTGAAGGCAGAGTACAAGGCAAAGGCATTGTTACCACGCACACTTGCTTCTTGGTTGTACAGTTGGAACATGCGTTTGGCTTTTCCTTTATCAAGTGATTCAAGCATAGCCTTTACATCACCTACATACAGAGACTTGTTCGCCCACTGCTGTAGTTGGTTAGACTGTGCATAGAAGTCCTGCTTTGAACGACTTAGCTGATAAATAAAACGCTCAAGGTCAAAGCCGCTGGTATTCTTACGGCGAACCTTATCATGTTCTCCACGAATCATGCCGTTAGTGCAGAAGAAATCAATGGCACCAAAGAACACCATGTTTGAACACGTGCCATCAACACCATGCAAAGCGATGATGCGTTGTGACACCTCTGTTTCATGCTTTGACGTAGTTACTTTAGCTTTTACATTCGGCAGTGTCATGTCCATCATGGCCCAGCCATTCTTATGTGCATCTCGCCAAGTAACTTTGGCACCAAAGGTCTCATGATTAGATAAATTTTCTGTGACCTCATCCATAACCTCTCGAAAGAAATCACCATGTGAAGCACAGGTGAAGTCCTTACCCACAACGGCAATGTATTCTCCAGTGTTACGATTAATAACATATTTCTTGTCGTCTACTTTAGTTGGCTCAAAGTCTACGGTGAAGTCAAGGTTTTCAGGTACAAAATCTAAAGGCATATCTATTCTCCTCTCATGTTGGTTACGAAAGCATATGTTATATCATATAAGATATATGATTACAAGAACTATCTCGATTAGTAGTATGGCTTCCATCTTAATTACTCCCATCTGTAAAACATATGCTGTCCTATTTGTACAATAGGTGTCTTTGTTTCTGCCCATTCAGGCAGGACATAGGTTGCATGATAATGTGTGGCACCTTCAACGAAGTCGTCTAGGTTGCCGTAGTACACACCATGTGCAATACGCATTGCTGTCTGCCATGCCTTCTCATCTTTTACCTTATCTGATTTGCCGTCACAGTACCAACTGAACTGGCAACGATGACGTACAGGGAAGTCAGGCTTCCATGAGTAGGTTGGGCCTTGTGTAACTACATCACACACGTTGTCAGGGTATCTATTGTCTTTGACCCTGTTCATTACCACTTGGGCTACCGCAACCTGCCCAATGAAGGGCTGGTCACGTGCCTCGTGATACACATTGAGTGCTAGGCATACAAGTGCTTCA